GATTAATTATGGAACTAGTTCGACATTATCTGTTGGTAATACTACTATGACAATCTCTGATGGAACCCTAACAACAACTGTATCCGGTGACATTGTATTGCAAACTCCATCAAATGTAAATGAAACATTTGGCGGGAATCAAACAACTACTGCTGCTGGAAATATAGATATCAACGCAACACGGATTGACTTGAACTAATGCCTGCTGTATGTAGAGAAGGGGATGACCTCACAACTGGACATGTTTGTTCGAGTATTACACAACTTGACGAACCTGCTCAGTCGACAGTTTATTGTAATGGAATATTAGTTGCAAGAAGAACTGATAATACAGTATCGCACCCTTTCCCACCGGCTCCACCATGTGCTCCACACGTTGCACAAGTAAATGAAGGATCTTCTACAGTATATGTAGCTGGATTAGAGTGCGCAAGAATAAGTGATGGCGCAGACGCCGGAGCAATGATAGAAGGATCGCCAAATGTATTTGCTGGAGGATAATAATGGCTACTAATCCATGTGGAACTGATACTAGTCTAGAAGATATTAAAGCTGCTCAGGAAGAATTAAATTCTATAGTGAGTGGCGGCGCAAACGCATTAGCTGCTATTAATTCAAAAGTATCTGAAATCGGAGATAAACTAAATAGTTTTAAGCCTGAGGTAAAAGAAGATCCTAACTTACAAAAGGAAATGGCTAAGTTACAGGGTGCTGATCCAATTACTGCTGGTGGTATTATACAAGGAATTAAACAAACATTTGGCCCATTAGTTGATAACATTAATGAACTTATTGACGAAGTTTCTCCAGGGTTATCAGAAGCTTCTGATAAAGTTTCAAATAATCCATTTGATTTATCTGCATTAACTGAACTAGCTAGTTTATCGCCATCTTCAGCCGATGTTTGCAGTAAAGTAAAAAATATAGAAGTGAAAACTTTACCAGATGGAACACAAACAACCGTAGAAAAACCAGCTCCTCCAGCCGTTCCGCAGACTGTACCATTAGTTGAACCATATAAAGAACCGCAAACACTTGCTACAAAAAATAATTTTTCTGCTGCTCTCTTGGCATTTCAAAGCGCTCAAAATTGGGCTCGGGATAAACTATTAAACGAAATGGAGCAAAGAGGATTTCCACCTCAGATCAGTGAACTTGAACATAAGAAAAATGGTAATCGTATGTTTTCTTATTATACATTCATTTACATCAAATATGCAGAAATTGTTGGACTAGATCCTGATCCAACCCTTTGGCCTAGAAGAATTACTCCTTGGGTTGAAGTTAAATACGCAGGAAAGCCAGAGTATATTGGTGATGACCCATTTGATGAGAACTACATTTATAATGAAGAATATGCTTATTTCCAAGCTGCAAATAATACAACATTTACATATGAAGAAGTTGTACAGCGATTATATGATGATACGCCAGCCGAAGCCGCAAAAGTCTTTGTTGGAACTACCGCCAATAAGTACTTTAAAGAGATATAAATAAAAGAAAAGAGATTCTAGAATGGCTAAAGTATTTTCAGTCGAAGACGGTAATATAAGCAATGTTCCGCTAACGAGCGGTATTACTCGTGCCTATAAGGATATTGATTTATCGTTTACACCAAAGGCAGCTGGAGATTTATATAAAAAAACAGATGCTGCTGCAGTAAAACAGGCCGTTAAAAATATATTATTAACAAATAGAGGTGAAAAACCTTTTTTACCAAAATATGGTGGAAATTTAAACGATTTTCTTTTTAACTTATCGTCTGAGTTTGATGAATTTGATATAGAGGAAGCTGTACATTTAGCTATCAATAACTATGAGCCGCGTGCTAAAGTTTTACAGGTAAGATCAAATATTCAACCAGAAAAAAATTCAATTAGTGTTGAAGTTAAGTTTCAAATTATAAGCACATCTGAAGTAGAAACAACTACTATATCGCTTACGAGGTTAAGATAAATGGCTGTTATACAATCAACTGATTTAGATTTTGATCAGATAAAAGAAAATCTAAAGAAGTATTTAGAGTCTAAAGACGAGTTTAGTGATTACGATTTTGAAGCGTCCGGACTTTCTAATATATTAGATGTACTTGCATACAATACCCATATTAATGGTTTAATTGCAAACATGGCAACTAATGAATCATTCTTGGCTTCTTCACAATTGCGTTCATCTGTTATCTCTCACGCTGAAACATTAGGCTACGTAAGTAACTCTAGGTCTGCATCAATTGCTAGATTAAATGTAAAAGTTGTAACTACAGATACTGTTACTCCAGTAATCGCTCTCCCTAAATATAGTACGTTTACATCTAGCATTGATGATGTTGCATATACTTTTCAAACATTAGAAGAGTTTGAAGCCTTTAATGATGGAACCGGAACATTTGAGTTTAAAACTTCTATTGGTGGAACTGATATTCCTGTTTATGAAGGCATTCTTAAAACAAAAACTTTTTTAGTAGGTGAAACTGAAGATGAACAAGTTTATGTAATACCTGATGAAACATTAGACACAACTACTGTTACAGTTTCAGCATTTGACACACCGACATCATCGACTTTTACACCTTATACTGACATTAATAATAATGTTCGAATTGATAGAGAATCAACCGTATATATTATTCGTGAAGTACCAAATGGTTATTATGAATTAACATTTAGTGATGGGAATGTTTTAGGTAAAGCCCCATCAGCAGGTAATAAAATTGTTGTACAATATATTAGCTCGCGAGGCGAAAAAGCAAATAATGGCACAGTTTTTACAGCGGATGACGGAATTACAGTAGGCGGTATTTCTTACACACCGACAGTAGTCGCTATTGGTAAATCATCTGGTGGATCTGCAAAAGAAAGTATTTCGTCAATTAAAGGCAATGCACCAAGAGCTTTCGCAACACAACAAAGATTAGTAACAGCAGAAGATTACCGAGCTTTAATTTTGCAAAGGTATTCTTCAGTTTTATCTGATGTAGCTTCTTGGGGTGGTAATGATAATATACCGCCTGTATACGGTAGAGCGTATGTGTCATTAGCATTTAAATCTGGGGTTGACACTATTACACAACAGGCTACAAAAGATTTAATTAAATCTGTATTATCAGATAACTTAGCAGTTATGTCAATTGATACAGTATTTACTGATCCAGAAACAACTTTTTTAGAATTAGATACTAGATTTGATTTTGATCCCGATCAGACAAATCTTACTGGCAAAACAATGGCTGGTAATATTACTACACAAATTAAAGCATTTGTAAATAATAATTTGAAAAAATTTGATAGTGTATTTAGACGCTCGTTATTATTAACAGAAATTGATGGGTTGTCACCAGCAATTTTGAACTCTACAATGGATGTAAGATTACAACAAAGATTTGTGCCGACTTTAAATACGGCCCGAGACTATGTAGTTAATTTCCCGGCTGCAATTGCAGATCCAGATAATACCGAAAGGCGCATTACTACTAGTAGATTTACATTTAACGGGGATCAATGCCAAATTAAAAATAAATTGAGCAGTAATGTATTAGAAGTGGTAAGGGTTGTTGATGCGTTAGTGATAGTTGACAATATTGGCTCATATAATCCAGGTAAAGGAACTGTAAGTATCACCGGATTTAATATTTCAAACTTTGAAGGTGATGCTATTAGGGTTTCAATTGTTCCTAGAAATGAAAGTACAATTAAACCATTAAGAAATTATTTACTTGATTATGATGATGCAAACTCGACGACCGTTGCTAATATTGATTATCAAAATACGGCAATTACTTTATGACAACTATTCATAAAATAGAAGATCGGAATAGGCGAGATCTAAATTTTTCAAAGTCTCAGGTAAAAGATGTATTACCTGAGTATTTTCAATATGAATATCCTAAACTTATTGAAATACTAGAAGCATACTATGATTTTCTTGAAGATGATAATGATAATTCTTTTAAAGCCATTATTGACGATGTGTTAAGTGCACGAGATATTAATCAGAATAGTGAAGAAAGCCTAGATCAATTAATTAAAACAATTGGCAATGGATTACAAGCAAGTTCGTTTTTTAATCAGCCTAGACTTATGGCAAAGTTACTTGCTAATTTCTATAGAGTTAAAGGAACATTAATATCTGCTGAAACTTTCTTTAGAGCATTTTATAACGAACAAGCAGAAATTGAATATCCAAAAGACAATATGTTTATTGTCAACGACTCAAAAATTGGATTTGAATTTCGAAAATTTATCCAAGATAATAAAAGATACCAAACTTTTTCTGTTCTTATTAAAGTTGGTTTATCTGTATCCGAGTATGAGGAATTATATAAAAAGTTTGTTCATCCGGCAGGTTTTTATTTAGAAGGTGAAGTACAATTAGAAACTGATGGAAATATACTTCCAACTGCTTTTACTGGAGTTGATTCTGATGAAATAAGAAATATCAGAAATATCAGTCCAATACTAATTTCTGAAGTTAATATTCCACTTCAGCCAGAATTTAGTTACTTAACAGGTTTAGTAGATTCTAATGATGGAACTCCAATTCGTATTGATCTTAATGAGTTCATATATATGTACGAAACAATTACATTATCATATTTAAACAGTACGTACAAATCAATTAAAGACTGGATTGGTCCAAACTCATTCACATTTGATAATGATAGCGATGGATCTGCTAGACCAGAAACAACACTTACGCTCGAAACTATGGATAAAGATATGTTTACACGATATCTATCCGATTCATCGATATAAATAAAATAGTATAATTTTAATAGGTGTAAAATGGCACGTCAAAATATTTCTACAGGATCTGCTGCTAATGATGGTACCGGAGATACACTCCGAGCTGCATCACAGAAGATTAATCAAAATTTTGCAGAGTTATACGCCTTCTTAGGAGGCGGCGATAGCGTATCTCTTTCTTCCAATATTGCAATAGAAGACACCGCAATTGCTTACGAAGGCAATACACATACTACTAGGCTAACTGCTGCTGATCCAAGCGGAGATGTAACGGCAGAAATTCCTGCTACTAGTGGAACGATAGTAATTGATGCAGCCACGCAAACGTTAACAAATAAAACACTAACTAGTCCTAATATTACTACGCCTAAAGTTACTACGTCTATAAATGATACTAATAATAATGAAATTATTAAGTTAACTGCAGCTGGTTCTGCGGTTAATGAAATTACGATTACAAATTCGGCGACTGGTGTTGATCCTTCAATAGAAGCTTCTGGTGAAACAAATAGAAATTTAGTATTAAAAGGAAGTTCTACTACTGGTGCAGTTTTAGTAGAAAGATTAGCATTAGATACTGTAGATCAAGGAGCAAGTTCTACAGTTAATTTAACCGCGGCGCATGTATATTTTTCAGCGTCAACACCTTCAACTGTATCATTACCAGATGGTAATGTAGAAGGACAGATTCTAAGTATTGTAAACAAAAAAACTTTCAGTATTGATATTAATCCAACTAGTAGTAATATTGCCTCCGCATCAACTGCTATCTCTTTAGAAGAAAAGGAATCAGTTCTTCTTATATGGGATGGTTCACTTTGGTACGTACTTGGCGGATACGGATATTCAATATCTTAATAGGAAATAAAAATGGTAGCTATTGTAACTGATACATTTAAACATTCTCTGGCGGAAAAGTTCTTAGATGAATTACAAAATGGAAATGACTCAAACGAATTCTATATTGGAGTCGGGCTTCCAATTGAATACCCTAATAACGATAATCCAACCACTCCTTTAAGAACGGTTACAGAAGAAAGAGAAGCAAGAAATAATCTATTGGCGATAAAGAAGATATCGGCTACTTCATTTGTTATTCCAAGATATAACTGGACTTCAGGCACAGTATATTCTAGTTGGGATGATTCTATCGTTGGAATTCCGTCTAATAGCTTCTATGTGTTAACAGAAGATCAAGAAGTATATGTGTGCCTTCAACAAGGTAAAACTGCAGGTGGTACGGCTACTCCTTCAATTGTAAAACCAAGTTTTTCAGATGCCGCTGTTGCTCAAGAAAAAGCTTTTCAAACTAGTGATGGATATCGTTGGAAATTTATGTATGCGGTATCTGCTACAAAAGCATCAAGTTTCTTGACATCCTCATTTTTGCCTGTGCAAAGAATACCTTGGGAACAAAGCGGTGATTCTGTAGGGTTAGATACATTTGAGCTCCAACAGCTTCAAGTTCAGCTAAGCGCAACTGGTGGTAGAATTATTGGTCTACGCAAAGTTGCTGGTGGTTCAGGATATACTACAACCCCAAATGTTACACTGATTGGTAATGGATCTGGTGCGGCAGCAACAGCAACTATTTCTGGTGGGCAAGTAGTTAAAATAGAAATAAACAATGAATCTGCTGCATTAGGAAATGGTTATGATTATGCTAATGTAATTATTAGTGGTGGAGGGGGAACTGGAGCAACGTATGAACCGATTATTACTCCAAAATTAGGTTTAGAACATGATCCAACAATTTCTTTAAAGTCATCAAATATCATGATGAATACAAAACCAAATGGTATTGAAGGCGGAAGCTTCTTTGTTGATCAAGATTTTAGACAAATTACTGTAATTAAAAATATTTTAGAAAGAGGAACTACGTCAAAATTTAGTGGAACTTCAGCTAAAGTTCCAAATTACGTAGTTATGAATACTCCTGTTGCATTTACTAAAGACGATGTCATTAGAGATAGTACTGGCGGATCGGCCGGCTTTGTTATCGATGTTGATAGTACTAACGTATATTATATTCAAAACAATTATACAGGGTTTAGTCCTTTTGAAGATAATATGTTTGTTGAAGATAGCGCCGGTGCATTAGATGGTACAATTGATTCAGCTGCTAAACGATCAACGGTAGATCCTCATACTGGTGACATTTTATACATAGAGAATAGAGCAAGAGTAGTAAGATCCACTGCTCAAACAGAAGATATTAAAGTAATTATTTCGGTTTAAGGCTAAATCATGGCAAATATTTTAACCAACACTACCTTTCAAACTACATATAAAGATGACTTTGTTGATAGCGATAATTATCACAGAGTTCTTTTTAATGCAGGTAGGGCTCTACAAGCAAGAGAAGTTACTCAGTCTCAAACGATTATTCAAAAAGAAATTGAGAGAATGGGCACTCATGTATTTAACGAGGGAAGTGCTGTAAGAGCTGGAAATATTACTCTTAATACTACATATGAATATATTAAACTACACCCATCTTCTTATTCTGCTGCAAATGATAATTTAGTAGGATTAAACTATTATGTTCAAGGTAATACAAATATTGCTTTTACTATTTTAGAAGTTGTTCAATCTAGCGGTGATGATCCAGCAACCTTATATGTAAAATACCAAAATACTACAGGTGGAACTTCAGGTTCAACTCCGATTCGTGTTCCTAACAATTCTACGATAAGCAAAAATCAATCTGGTATTGGAGATCTAAGAGTAGCATCATCTAATGCAACTGGACGAGGTTCTAAAATATCAATTGATTCTGGCGAATATTTTGTGCAAGGCCATTTTGTATTTGTTAAAGCTCAAAGTATTTTCTTAGACAAGTACGGTCCTGCACCAACGGTTGATATTGGATTTAAACTTGTAGAAGATATTGTTACAGTCGATGATACTAATGCATTATATGATAACCAAGGGGCTGTGCCAAATATTGCGTCACCTGGTGCTGACCGATATAGAATTAAATTAACACTCAGTAAAAAAACTGATGTTACGTCATCTGAAAATTTTGTCTATATAGCAAGAATAGATAACGGTAGAGTTATTGATGAGTCAAACTACGGTCAATCATACAATATCTTGCAAGATGTTATGGCACAAAGAACAAAAGAAGAATCTGGTGATTATGTTGTCAGACCTTTCATTGCAAAGTTTGATGACTTAGATGACTCAAATATACAGTTAGCAGTAACAGCTGGTATTGCATATGTTGATGGTTATAGATTAGATATACCTGCTAGTAAGATAACTGTTCCAAAATCGCAGGAAACAGAAAATAGTATTAATCAAAATGTTGTCGTAACATATGGTAACTACGTAGTTGTTAATGGGTCAAATAATGCAGGACTTCCAAATATTAATGAATTTGAAGAAGTTAATATTTACAATAGCACCGGCGGTACAGGAACTGTTATTGGCACAGTTCGGACTCGGGCATTAGAAGAACATACTGGATCTAATTATAAGTTATATCTATTTGATATCCAGATGACAAACGGTGCAATATTTAGTACCGCTAGAAGTCTCGGAACTGGATCATCTAACTATTTCAATATAGTTTTAGAAAGCGGTGATGCTATTTTAAAATCAACCGCAAATAATTCTTTACTATTTGATTTACCATATAAAAAGCCAAGTGCAACGGGAGTATCTTTATCAGCTCTTACTGTACAACGCAGATATATTTTTGAAACTGATGGAACAGGCGCAAAAACGCTATTGGCTACTGACGGCGATACTCTTTCTTCAACCTATGGACATACTGCTGGTACGTTTACAAATACCGGAGATTGGATAGTATCCACACTTGATGGTACAATTGCATCTGCTACATTCGGAACTCCGGGAACTACTATTGCTATTTCAGGCCTAAGCGCGACTACACAATATGAGCTTCTTGCGTATGTAGCTGTTGATACACCGGTTGCCTCAACTAAGCAATTAAATCAAAATCAAATTTTAACCAAGGCATGGCCAAGTGAAGCTGAGTCTGATGGTAATGGGTTAAGATGGATAGATTTAGGTGTTCCTGATATTTACAATGTTAATGCTATTAAACAGTTAGATTCTGATGGTGCTGATTTATCAACTAACTTTATCATTGACAATGGTCAAAGAGATAATTTCTACGCAAAGGGAAGGTTAATTGAGCGTGGTGGATCGTCAATTCCAAATGGAAACATTTATATTAAGTTTGATCATTTCACGATTAGTACATTAAAAGATTTCTTTTCGGTAAATTCATACGCTGGTATTTCAGATCTCGAATACGAAAATATCCCATCTCACATAAAAGCAAACGGTGAAATAGTATCTTTGCGTGATGTACTAGATTTTAGATCATATGAAAATGCAAATGGAAACTATACCCATGCATCCGGAATACATCATTTACCACAAAATACTGATACTATTACTGCTAGTATTGAATATTATCTTCCACGGAAAGATAGACTAGTTGCGACTGTAGTTAATAATCGCGATGGCCGAATTGGAAAAGGTGATTTAAAAGTTATACAAGGAGTTTCGTCTTTAAATCCTCAATTTCCTAGTGTTCCATCAGGTTCTATTCCATTATATGATATTGAATTAAATGCGTATACGTTAGATCAAAATGATATATCAACTTCTGTTTATGATAATAGAAGATACACAATGAAAGATATTGCTAGGTTAGAAAGAAGATTAGACGATCTTACAGAACTTACAACACTTAACTTATTAGAAGTCAATACATCTGTCTTTGATGTACTAGACTCAAGTGGCTTTGCTAGAACTAAAGCTGGGTTCTTAGCCGATAACTTTACAAATTATGCACTATCGGAAAACACTTCATCACAGTATAGAGCTACTGTTGATCCTTTAAGTAATACTCTCAGGCCTGAAGTTTATCCTAATAATAACAGATTAATTTTAGATTCTGATGCAAGTATTGCTTTGTCAACTGAAAGAAAAGGCGATTTAGTATTACTCAATATCGATTCAAATGTTCCTTTTGTTAGCCAACTCTTAGCTACAGGAACTGATAATATTAACCCATTTGCTGTAATTACACAGAAAGGTTTTGTTAATATATCTCCAGCATCTGATACTTGGATTGAAACTTCTTTTGCACCGGATGTTGTAGTTGGTGGTGCAGAGGCAAGCAGGAATGTTGGTACACGTGTTGTTAATGATATTAATACATTCCAATCTTCTTGGTTTGGTGTTCCTGCTGGTGGTAGAGTTCAAGTAATTACCGGTAGTTCTGTTCTTCGTGATATTGTAGGAGAAAGAGTACTAGATATATCTGTAGTGCCGTTTATGAGATCGATTAAAATCTCATTTGAAGGACACGGTTTAAGACCAAATACACGGGTTTTTCCATTCTTTGATGGTATTAATATTAGCGGTTATGCTAGAGAAGATTCTGCATTTGTTCGAGTGAGTACTATAAATGGAGATGTAGGAAATACATATACTAATCTGACTGCACACCCGGATGGCTCATCACAGTTAATTACTAACTCTGCTGGTGATATTACTGGATCATTCATAGTTCCAAGTAATGATACTTTAAAGTTTAGATCTGGCGATAGAATATTTAAATTATTAGATATTAATACTGATAATGAAAATGACGCAACAACTGTTGCTCGAGCAACATTTTCATCTAGAGGTGTAATTGAAACACGTGAAAGATCTGTTCGAACTACAAGAATGCTTGATCTTGAATGGATAGGAGATCAAGCAGTTCAGGATCGCGATCCACTTGCTCAGACATTTAGAATTGACCAATTTGAAAATCCGAATGGGTTGTTTCTTACTAAAGTTGATGTTTTCTTTAAAACTAAAAGTACCGATGGAATTCCAGTACGATTAGAAATCAGAACTGTAGAAAATGGTATTCCTACAGAGCAAGCTATTCCAGGTGCAACAGCGTTTTTATTGTCTAGCCAGGTTAATATTCCATCTGAGCAACCATTATTAAATGAAAACAATTTAACCGATATTGTACAAGTACCTACAACGTTTGAATTAGAAGAACCTGTTTTCTTAAATTCTGGACAACAATACGCAATCGTTATTATTGCAGAGAGTACTGAATACACAGTTTACACTGCAAGAACACTTGATTTTGTATTAGGTTCTACACAAGATAGGGTAACTAAGCAACCAACACTTGGCTCATTGTTCATATCTCAAAATGCTTCAACATGGACGCCAGACCAAACCAAAGATTTAATGTTTAGACTGTATAGAGCACAATTTGCATCGTCCGGTTCTGTTATATTGAATAATGCATCAGTATCTAAAGTCTTATTAGACAATAACCCTATGCAAACAGATAGTGGGTCTTCTACAATTAGAATTCTTTCAGAAGGTCATGGATTAAGTAAAGGTGACTATGTTAACATTTTAGGTTTAAACGAATTAGATTCTTACGCAGGAATTGATGGTGGTTCATTAAACGGAACCCGAACTGTTTTAAACGTTGATCATACTGGATTTACATTCTCAGCAGATTCGGATGCAACATCATCTATTAGAACTGGAAGTAATAATATCACAGTATCACAAAATATGATATTTAATTCATTCTTTCCAACGATCTCTACTCTAATACCAGAAAATGTAACTCTAGGTGCGTCTATTAAGACTACAGGGGCTTCTGCAGGACAAGGTGTGTTATCTTATGCAAATAGAAGAAATATCGGACCTGCATTATCTTTAGCATCATCTTATATACCAATAACATTAAATGAGATTAACGAGACCGATGAACCTAAAGTTATATTAAGTGATTCGAATGAAAGCTTCCATTTAAACGTAAATGAAAAATCATTTAATATGAAGCTTGATTTAACTACTGCTGATAATAAAGTTTCGCCAGTTATTGATTTACAGAGAGCTTCTATAACAACATTTGAAAATGTTATAGATAGACAAGATGCATCTGCTACAACAGACTTTAATGTACCTTTAAGTTTTGTAGCTGAAACGCATCCGACATCTGGTTCTGGTGCAGCTAAGCATATTACATCTGTTATCGCATTAGCTGAGCAAGCAGTCGGACTTAAAATTATTCTTTCTGCAAATAGGCCGACAGATGCTGATTTTGAAGTATATTATAAGATTGGTAATACTGATGATGACTTTAATGATGTAAATTGGGTAGAAGTAGAAAAAGAAAGCCTACTACCTGCAGATAATGACGGTCTAACATTTAGGGATTATGAATATCTTGCAGGTGGTATTGGCGGCGATCTTCCAACGTTTACTAAGTATCAAGTAAAGATTGTAATGACAACAACAAACTCTTCTAGAATACCTATTATTAAGGATCTAAGAGCAATTGCATTGGTGACATAATGTCAAAGTATATGAAAGTAGATGGAAGTCCGGATTTAATACGCGATAAGAATTCTGGTGCTATATTAAATATAAATACGAATGAAGCATCGTCAGCAAGAGCTCGAAAGCATGCAAGAAAAATGCAAAGAGAAAAAGAAGAAAGTTTACAAGCTGAAGTTGAATCTATAAAAAAAGATGTTAATGAAATTAAGGATCTTCTTAATAAGATCTTAGAGGTATCAAATGGCAATAACAGTAGTTAATTTATCAGATCCGGTAGGTAGTTTAGTTACTAAAACTAATATTATTTCTGGTGATTTAGGTGATGTCACATTATTAACATCAGGTGATAGTAATGCTGTTGATGCAATTAATCGACTGATTGCACGACCTGCTACAGATTCTGCACAAGTAGTAATCATTGCACGCGAATCGTTATCAAATGTTTCTCCAATTACATATGACTCTTCTACTGGTCAAATTGGTATCGGATTAAGTGTTGATAATACTAATGGTGGTGGAATAGTATTATCGTATAATTCTTCAACCGGAGTAATTGGTGTTACAAGCCAGATTGTATCAAGTTCAACAATTAGTTACGATTCAGCTAATGCAAATTTTTCTTTAATAGATAGTTCAGTTACATTAAGTAAAATCGCTGCTGATGCGGTGAGTTCAGTCGGCCTTAAAGACGTTGTGTCGTTAAGGATATTTGATGCCTCAGGAACCGTAGTTAAAACAATATTCGGCGCGGGAAGTTAATTATGACACGCCCATTATACTATGATGGATTTGACCTTAGAACTATGAGTAGTTCACAAGCAGATCGAGTAGTCTATTATTTACAAGTAGCATACGCAAATCAACTAGATGCAGCCGGTGACGGAGCAGTCTATGCTGCAGCAAGTGGCGGATTAAGTATTGGTAGTGCGTTAGATACGAGTTCAACAGTACAGGATGCAACTCGGGCTGCGCCATCAGATGACGGAAGTTTTCAATCGTACCCATCATATCCAGGTATAGGAACTGAAACAGATACTACTTATTATTATAGACAAAATGTTTCGTGGCCTAATTTTCCGTCAGTTTCAGTGCTTGATAGCGCGTCGTACCTAGCATTGAGTTCTGCAGACATACAAATTGCTAATACTAGCGGCATTTTATTATCGATAATCAATCAGGCTTTAAGTGCTATAAAGCTTGATTATGTTGGCGCGTATTACGTATCTCCGACACAACCATCACTTGGAGGTGCTGGAGTATGGAGTGACAAAGGATCTTGGTTTGTTGATAGTAGATATAACAACGTTGGTAATACTACTTATAAATTGTGGTTAAAAAAATCTTTAACTACCATACCAGGATCTACTGACTTTCTCCCAATGTATCTAGAAAATAACGATTTAAAGACAGTACAAGGATTTAACGAAAATCATTTTATGATTCAAGATGTTTTACTTCCAGCTTTAACTCGAAGATTAACAGATTCGACTATTGATTTAAGATACGAAATAGTATCAGGCGTTGAACCAGCTGGTTCACGTGGAAGTTTTTTAGATACTAAATATACACAATCTACTAACACTCAATTTTCTACTGGATCTGGATACAGTGAAGTTTACACCAGTAGAAGTACACCATTAACATCCGGAACAACGACAACTGTCAATACATATTGGCTTAAGTATAAAGGGTAAAATATTATGGCTAAATGGAATAGTAAATCAAAAATTTCAAATGTGATCTGGGTTGATCCGGATAAGACTCTTGCAAAGGTTTTTTTTGAAAGTAATAAAATAACAGAAGTTCCTGTTATATCGATTAATAATGAAAATGATACTCTTGCAACTCGAGTAAAAACTTTATATAGTGAAACAGATATCGACAAAAATACAAATGATTATAATAAATATCAAGGCGAAAGAGAAGTACTATTTCAACAATTTGTAGATTCATATTTAGATTGGAAAAATTGGAAAGAAAGTAAAACTAAAATACAAGACTTAGAAGAACAACTTAAAGCTAAACCTAAAGAAATTATCGTAGAAAAAGAAAAGGTAATTGAAGTTGAAAAACCAGTAGAAGTTGAGCGAGTAGTTGAAAAAGAAGTTATTGTTGAAAAACAAGTAATATCCGATAATACTACACTAGATATCTTATTAAATATTTCTCATGATAAAGCAACATTCTTTAAACTTAAGCTAGAAATATTTGAATTAGAACAGATTAAAAATTCGAAAGATCGCGATATGAAAGCTAGTCTAAGAAAAGCAAAGACTGTTCCAGAGCTTTTAGCTCATCTTTATTCAGCGATCCCTGATCTAGGAAGTGAATCACCCGCAAATCCGGATAAAATTCCTCTCCTAGACGTAACCAATCAGCCTGGTAGTACAGGTTCAAACTAAATTCTAAACGTTCGGTCATTTGGTGTTCCCACCGAGTGACCCAAGTCTTAGGTGCCAATTTAAGTTTTAATCTTTTCTTTACCTGATCTTCAATAAAATATTGCTCGCCATTAATAGGTCCAATTGTTGTACCATTTTTAATATAGTATTCCATCCAATAGTCTGGCTTACTTATAAATTCATCATAGATATACTTACAATCTTTTGGATAATATTTTTGAAATCCGCCTTGCATAGTATATCCTTTTGCATCTTGCCACCATCCTGGCATAGATACAAATTCACCAGGTTCAATAGGATAATTAATTATATCCATATAATCGTGGATAAAGAACATATCAATATCAATAACTACGACCGGTTCATCAATATTTAAACTCATTGGAATTAATTTATTCCACTGCAGTTTACCAATGGATTCTTCGCGGATCCATGTTACGTTTGGAATTTTAGAATTGATATAGTCCTCATAGTGAGGCCCATACTTATCGCCTATTCGTACGGCAAACACTCTTTGCATTTTATAAACTCTTCTAGACTATCGTTATACAAAGTAACTGGATACTGTCCACCCCCGTAATCCCATCTTATTGTATCACATACTTTCTCATATGTACAATGTTTTATTTCTTTGTAAATGAATTCATCAATACCACGATAATACTTTACCATATTGTAGTCAAAGTCTTCCATAAATTTATCGTATATGTAAGAACAATCACCAAGCCAACTCATAATAGAACTATTTAAAGGAGTATGTGCTGGATATCTCCACCAAGCTTCTAATAAAGTAAACTCGGTTCTAAGTAGATGTGAAATGTCACCTTTAATTAGAACGTCTAAATCTAGATACAGATATTGTGTTCCGATATGTTTACAGTCTTTAAAGATTCGCAACTTATCATATACACCACCGAATTGAGAATCGGTAATTATTTTAACAGAGTCAACCTCTAAATTACCTTTAAGCATATGAATGATATTATCTGTCCACCACTGTTCACCATATTTTGGTGGTGTATTAACTAATATTAGTTCCATGTACTATAAAATGTTTTCCATTGATATCAGTAGAATATACATGCTTAATTTCATTTTGTGTAATTAATTGTTCACAATTTTCTATCGGATTACAATCGCCATTGTGTTTATCATTATCACCGATTAAAATCATGTCACCTTTGTATATTAAGCCAAGTGGATATGTTTTTTCACAATTAAAATTAACTACACAACCTTTTAATTCTACTTCATCAAATACAAAGTCTTTTACTTCGTAATGTTCAAAATCTTTAAAATGCGGATCATAGTCGTATGCTTTAACTTGAATTCCCATACTGAATAAATCTTTAATTAATTGTTTTTTATCGTTACAAGCAACTAGTGTTACTATATCATATTCTAAGAGTAGCTCTTCCATAATTCCACCACGTCGTCTTTTGCCTCATGTAATTCATAACCAACTTCGTTTAAATTATTAGCTTTAATATGAGAAGTATTAAATAGCGTAATTTTATTTCTTAACTCAAACCACTCTTTATTATAATTAGAAACTAAATCTTTAGGCCAATAATTAAGCTTTTCAGTTCTATGATGTTGATAAAACATATATTTGTCAAGCGATTTATACGTAAATTGAATCTTACTCCAGTTATCATGAGTAAATCGTTTTAACCATTCTGGATTATTCCAATAAACAAATGAGCTGTTTACATGGCATGAAGTTCCTTTGCCGTACCAATCGTATGAACGGCTTAAAGGATTCCAGTGATTCCATATCATAGTAAAATCACCAACTAGTTCTATATCAGTGATGTCTTGATGAATAAGAATATCTAAGTCAAGCCATATTCCAGTTTCATGGTGATCCATCAGTTTAAGTTTTTCGTATGTAAAAACTCTATCTGTATTATATGGTCTCAGTACATCGATATATTCGGTTTTAATTTCTTCACGAATACCAACTTGATTATCAGTATAACAAGTAAGTGTAAATGGTTTTTTATAATGGACTAAAAGCGATCCATACAACCTGTTAACATATTCAGGGCCATACTTATTACCCCATTTTAATGTAAAAAAATTCATTTGTTTTTACCGATCAACATATAACGAGTATAACCATTTAGTTCAAGTTCGCCTTCGTACAATAATTTATCCATAGGATATTTCATTTTCATTTCATCAAGTGAATGAACAGTATTAATATGGTCTTCTATTTTATGAAAGTTATTTGTTTGAATAGCTACTAGATTGCCCCAACTTTCAGATTTAATTTTTAATTTGTGATACCAGTTATCGCTAAAATGCTCGCAACTAGTACTGATCACACAGTCTGGAATTGATTTTTCTATAACTGTATCTGTAGATTTATACTCATAGCCAGTTCTATATAATTGCTCTGTATCCGTAATATCAAAATAAGCCGATTTAACTTTCCAATTTTCTAAAAGCTCATTATTAAATACTTTATCGCTAAGCTTTATTGCAATCGGATCAATATCAAATATTCTTATTTTGTCGTAATTAATATTTACTTGATCTAAGTATAATCGTATTTGACCTAACCAGCCGGCGTGGACATGAATCATTTTAAAATCTTTTTGGATTTTTGCCAATTCGGTTACAAGCCAAATTTTACTTAGTACTTGACCACGACTAAATGCATCTTGAATAATTTTTGGATCTTCACCAGATCTGAAATATTTGTGAAAGATATCGAAAATTTCATTAGGCGCAAACTTTCTAAGGACACTGATAAACTCAACCATTCCTTTATTATCAGTTGAATTAATAACTTGGTTTTCTGCATACATGCATTTTTCTAAAAAATCAATAAAACGTTTTGCATCATAATCTTCTACAAATTCTAAATATGAAGATAATCCCCTAACCCAATTTAAAGTACTTTCATTCATGATATATAATCCTATGCATTATAATATAAGGTTATGTATATATGAGTGATTTGCCTTCTGATACATTCTGCGCTTTGCCGTGGATGCATATCTCCACACGCCCAAATGGCCACATGAGAGTTTGTTGCACAGCAAATGCTTCAGGCGTTCAGAATCCGGATTCCACCGACAAACTCGCCTCAGATGCTGGAGTGCTCCGTAAAGACGATGGTAAACCAGCAAATCTTGCCCACACGTCTTTATTAGACGCTTGGAATAATACTTATATGTGTGAAACACGTAAAGCAATGATGCGTGGTGAAAAACCTACATCTTGTATTAAATGTTTTAAAGAAGAAGACGCGGGCCATCGATCAAAGAGGCAGTGGGAAACTAAAAAATGGATTGATAAAGTTGGTTTAGACGAAATTTTAAAAGATTACGATCCAGAAACCGGTAAAGTTCCACCTCGTGTAAGATATATTGATTTAAGACTTGGATCTAAGTGCCAACTAGCATGTGTTATGTGCTCGCCTCATGATTCTTCTGGTTGGGTTAAAGAGCATAAACAATTATTTCCTAATATCGTTAATGAAAAACTTAGCTTTACACATCGCTGGGAAAAAGAATCTGGAAAATTAGCATGGACTGGTGGTTCATACGCCTGGCATAAAAAGAATAAGATGTTCTTACCTGAACTTTACACTCAAATACCAACACTAGAACAATTATATTGGGCTGGCGGTGAAGCCCTTATTATGAAAGAACATTATGAGATCCTTGAAAAAGTTATTGAAATGGGATATGCTAGTCAAATTGAATTACGTTATAACTCAAATGGGCTAGAATGGCGCGATGATTTATTTGAATTATGGAAAGAGTTTGATAAAGTTATTTTCCATTTCTCGATTGACGATATCGAAGATCGCTTAGAATACGTTAGGTATCCTTCCGATTGGAATCAAGTAGAAAAGCAACTGCATAAACTTGACAACTATCCGTATGATAATTTAACTTTAACGACAGCATGGACTGGCATTTCTCTTAATTATTACTATTTGCCAGAGTTTATTAAATGGAAAATTAATAGCGGATTTAAAAATCTTAATAAGTGGCCAAACGGCGCAGGTATTTTTTCATGCCATCTTGCTTATTGGCCCCCACAGCTTAATGTAAAAGCTTTGCCTGAATGGTTTAAACGTGATATCCGAACTAAATGGGAAGAAGAATTATTTCCGTGGCTTGAAGAGAATTGGCAAAAGTGCACTGGTGTGGAAGAAGCCGGGATTAGCTATAAAACATGGAGAGAATCTGAGTACGGTATTAAACGATTTGAAGGACTATTGAATTTTATGGATGCTGAAGACTGGTCACAACGTTTGCCTGAAATGTCTGAATGGTGTTATCGGGTTGCTGACATCCGCGGATTAAAGTTTAATGATATATATCCAGAAATGGATTGGTTAGAGTGGTACTTATAATGACAGATTATACTAGAAGAGAACATTTTATGCCTCCGATGGATGATCCGATTGCCGTTGAAAATATAAGAAGGCATATTTCTCCATCAAAATGTTATGATAATATGTTTGATAAAGACGAATTAGATTATATTTGGAAACATGCATTTTGTGATGAAGCATATCCTAGATTAAATAGGAATGGTACAGTATTAATCGCCGGTGATAGATTAACTAAAAAAATGTATTCTGATTTTAAAGATAAAATTAATAGTATAATTCCAAAAGCAGAATTATCACCAAAAGTTGGTGGAAATTATTTTATTACACCTCAACAATATGGTCTACATAATGATAGTATTAGGCCTCAAGATTGGGAAACATCTTTAAATATTACACCAAGAGATGACTATCAACGAAGGTATACATGTTATAAGAACTTTATTATACCATTATGGGTTGGTACACATTTAGACGAAGTTGATGGTGGTCAAATCGTATTTTTTGATCAAAGACATATTGATTGGGCCCATGTATATAATGGTGGTGGATTAGTACCTAATATCGCATCAGTATATAAAATATCTACTGATTACACAGAATTGCAATTCCATGATGGAAATGGAAATTTAATACCAAAAGAAGATAATGCTATTCCATTTAATAAAGAAGATCACAAAAAATGGATGAATACTCCATATGATAGATTAAAAGGTTTAAGTATTGAAAATGTATTTAATTGGGTTCCAGGAAGTCCATGTATATTTGATGCTGTACAACTACATGCTACAAACGAAGGTACAAAAGGAGGCGATGTTAAAAAAACATGGAACTCTAAAATGGGATTGCTATTAACGTTTCTTGTAGAACTTGATAGCGATTTGAAAGAAGAAAAATTTTTACAATGAATTAGAATGTACGAGAAATTTATGGAAATTGAATTAAATCCAAATTGGAAAAAAATTGCCATTAATATGTCTGGGGGTGCAGATAGTAGTATGCTAGCATATTTGATTGCAAAACAAATTAAAGAAAATGATTTAGCTTTAATTATACAGCCTATTACATGGGAAAGATTTTATCCATCAAATTCACCTAAAAATTGGAATTTAAGATATGCTGCTAATGCAATTGAAAAAATAAAAGAATTATTAGAATTTAATCCGTTTGAAAAACAATATATCTACAAACCGGTAAAGAAACATAAGTTAGAAGACTGGGATGAAATAATAGAAGATATGAAAGATATTGAAAGTATTATTTTTAATCATTTAAATTGCGATTGGTTTTTTTACGGTACAACGTGTAATCCACCGTTAGAAGAAATGAAAAAAATTGGATTTGACATAGGAAGACAAGAAGAACGTGATCAAAATGCAGATAAAAGCGGATTTAAACAAACAAATCCATTCTGTGATATTAATAAAAAAGATTTAAGAGATTTATATATTAAGCATGATGTTTTAAAATCTTTATTTCCTATAACTAGATCGTGTGAAGGTAGTGCTGAGTGGACAGATGACTTTACTAAGGATTGCGGTGGGTGTTGGTGGTGTTATGAAAGATGGTGGGCATTTGGTGTTCCCGATGAAATAAAATCTGTTGCTAAAAGTAAATTACAAAGAAGCATTGAAGAAGTAAATAGAGCAAAAGCTGCATTAGAAAAGTCGATCGGATCTGAAGAAGAAGCTATTAATAATGTTAAAAAAAGTAAAAAATTATTAGATTCTACAATTGCAAAAATTGCAACACTAAAGAAAAAATATGAAGAATATATGGAAAAACATGAAGAAAATAAAATTGAATATAGTAAAAACGTAGAAAAGGGTTTAGACTATTATAATAACGCTAAAAAAAATAAAGAAATATCTTTAAAATACGTTGAGAAAATGAACGATTATCACAATAAAAAGAAACACTATTTAGATTGGCTTGGTAAGTTTGATGATTAATTCAAAATATTGTAAAAAAGTTGATAATGCAATTCATGTTGATGGTTTAGGTGAGTTTGCTCCGTGTTGTAATTTTAAATCTCGGCATGTTTTTGGATTTTCGAAATATAGTACTATTGAAGAATATAAAAATAGCCAAGAATTAAAAGATTTAAAAGATCGTTTGCTAAATGGCGAAGAAGTCCCTAATTGCAGTATTTGCTGGCAAAATGAAAATAATGGATTAACTAGTATGCGAACATTTACTAATGAAAATGATGAGGTTGGCCATTTATATTTTAATTTTGGAAATGCGTGTAATGCTGCATGTAGAATATGTTCTCCATGGAGATCTTCGTATCTAGCGAACTATTTAGAAAAAATCACTGATTTAGATACTAGTTTGATTGATAGATCTACAAAGCCTCAGATATGGTATAAAAAAGTTATTTCTGATTTTGTGCACTATATTGAACAATTTGATTTATTAGAAATGTCGGGAGGTGAAGTTTTCATTAACAAATATTACGATGAAATGATTAAACATTTACATTCTTCTGGTAAAAAATTGCCTCGCGTACGAATAATAACAAATGGGTCATTTAAAAAACATCAACTTGAAAAATTATCAACATTCGGCCGTGTAGAACTTAATATTTCAATTGACGGTTGCGATGATACTTATGATTTATTAAGGTGGCCATTGAAATTTGAGGAGATAGAAGCTAATATTTTAGAAGCGGCCGATTATCCTGAATATCAGTTAAATTTAGATTTAGTAGTACATAATTTAAATTTACATAATATCATTGATACTTTGTTATGGTGGTACGCGTTAGATGTTCCAAATTTCAAAAGATGGAATTTTATATGGTTAAATACTCCAGAACACTATGATCCATTATTAAGCCCAAAATTTGTAAGAGATAAGGTAAAAAAAGAAGTTGACGATTATTTAGAAATCGCAATTGATACACTTGACGATTATAGAATATCAATATTAAAAGAACTCCAAGAATTAATGGCTCAAGATACAAATACTTCTCATGCAAATGCTTTTCATGAATGGACATTAAAACATGATAAAAGTAGAGGGTGCAATACGTATGATACAATAGGTTGGACGATTGAAGATGTTTATTCACGATAGTTATGAAATAGAAGTCACAAACCGTTGTAATGCATTGTGTCCGCAATGCCCAAGGACTGATCCAAAAACTGGCAAGTTATCTTCTAATATGAATATTAGAGATATTACTATAGAAGAGTTTGAAAAAATATTTCCATATCATTTAGTAAAAAATAAAAAATTTCATTTTTGTGGATTATCTGGCGATTGCATGGCAAATAAACACATGCCAGAAATTATAGATTATTTAATATACGGAAATCCTAAAAGTATAATTCTTTCTACAAATGGTGGAATAGGAGATAAAAAATTTTATAAGTATTTGGCTGAGTATTCTAAGCAATGTAATATAAGGGTTAATTTTGCAGTTGGATTAGAAGATACTAATCATTTATACAGGAAAGGCGTAAAGTGGAAAAAACTAATTGAAAATATGAAAGCCTATGAAGGTGGTGAATCAACAGTAAAAACAATTGTATTTGATCATAATGAACATCAATTAGATGATATTGAAGATCTTGTTAAACAATTTGGATTTAAGTCTTATATTAAAAGATCTAAGAGAATTGAACGAAAAAATAATATAGCTATTACGAATCAGTATGATATTGAATGTAGATATATTAAAAATAGAGACATATATATTTCTGCAGACTTAAAGCTATGGCCTTGTTGTTTTATTCATTATGATCATTATACAGATAATGATGATTATGCAAAAATTGCTGATGCGTATGGCACAGATTTTAATGATTTAACTAAATATTCAATCGAACAAATTTTATCACACGAGTGGTTTGTTTCAGTACTACAAGAGAGTTTTGATCCAATTCATAATATGACACTTGAAAGCTGTTATCAACACTGTAGGAAAAATATACAAGATGTCAAATATTCTTAAGTTATCGGATCGATGCAAAGTAATACGTGACGGGGATATTGTTTATAAACAATTATTTAAATATTCTGATATTAATTTATTTGAAACTATATTAGATGAATATATGGAATTTTGCAATTTATATCCTAAAGCAGAATTTATTGAAGTACTAGATTATAAAGACGGAATTATAACTATACCATATTATGATGTTCCTATTTTTGGAAGAGTAAAATCTAAAATCACTCAACGGTCGCTACTCGAATACAGTAAGCAACTAAATACTACTTTACAATGTTTATTAGATTACTCAATTAATAAAAATAAAATGTATATCCATAATGATTTAACTCCGTATAATGCATTATGGCTATCCAGTGATAAATTTAAATGGATCGATCCTGAAAGTTTTACATCAAACAATACTTTTAAGTATAGCCTAATGGCAAATTTTCATAATCACGTAGCAGTTTTGATAGATCAATGTAGTAATGTATAAAGTAGAAACCGTACATTTAGAACCAACTCAGCTTTGTCAAGCATCTTGTCCAATGTGTGATAGAAACAAAAACGGCGGAGAAGTTAATCAACACCTAGTTAATAAGTCTTTAACT